ACCCCTATATGGATGGTACAATACAAAACGAGAGGCTCTTAAAACTCGAACTAAGATTAGCTCAGTTAGAGAAGAACGAAGAGTGCCAAAAAACATTTTTAACTTTTGTAAAAAGTATCTGGCCAAGTTTTATTCAGGGCAGGCACCACGAAATAATTGCAGATAAATTAGAACGAGTAGCTAGTGGGGAATTAAAAAGATTAATAATCAATATGGCACCGCGACACACGAAGTCTGAGTTTGCATCCTTTTTGTTTCCAGCGTGGATGATGGGCCGCAGCCCGAACATGAAGATCATTCAGGCAACACACACGACAGAGCTCGCCGTTAATTTTGGTAGAAAGGTCAAGAACCTTCTGGAGACGGATGAGTTCAAGACGGTCTTTCCTGAAGTAAGTTTAGCTGTAGACAGTAAAGCGTCAGGACGATGGGATACGAATAAGGGTGGTATGTATTATGCTGTGGGTGTTGGCTCGAACTTAGCGGGTCGTGGTGGAGATTTAATTATAATTGATGATCCTCATTCGGAACAAACGGCTATGAGTAACAATGGTTTTGAAGATGCGTGGGATTGGTACACTGGGGGCCCCCGACAGAGGCTCCAGCCTGGAGGTAGCATAGTTATAGTGCAGACAAGGTGGTCAGAGAAGGATTTGACGGGTCAGTTGGTTCGCTCAATGGCAAAGGATCCCCTAGCGGATCAGTGGGAAGTGATAGAACTACCTGCTATTTTTGATAGTGGGGAACCTTGTTGGCCGGAATATTGGAGTTTGGATGATTTGACGGCGGTAAAAGCGTCTATTCCGCCTAGTAAGTGGAACGCGCAGTACCAGCAGCGTCCTACTGGAGAAGAAAACGCTATCATTAAGAGAGAATGGTGGAGGAGGTGGGAGAAAAAGAGTGTTCCTAATCTTCAATATGTCATTCAGAGCTACGATACGGCGTTCTCGAAACGTGAAACAGCTGATTTTAGTGCGATAACGACATGGGGCGTGTTTTATCCAGAGGAAATAGGGGGTCAGCCTGCTTTGATACTGCTTGATAGTCTAAAAGACAGGTGGGATTTCCCAGAATTGAAGACTATAGCGTTAGAGCAGTACAATTATTGGGACCCTGAGACAGTCATAATAGAAGCTAAGGCCACGGGACTACCCTTGACGCAGGAATTGCGTAATATGGGCATACCTGTTGTGAATTTTACACCTAGTAAAGGGAATGATAAGGTATCTAGAGTTCATGCTGTGTCTCCTTTGTTTGAAGCAGGGATGGTTTGGGTCCCTGACGAGACGTTTTCGGATGAGATGATAGAAGAGGTTGCAGCTTTTCCAAATGGAGAGTATGATGACCTTGTGGATAGCATGACACAGGCCTTAATGCGCTATCGTCAGGGTAATTTTGTACAGCTGCCGTCTGACGATTGGGAAGAAGGTGATGGGTCGGCTCAGTTAAGGGCTTATTATTGAGGTGAAGATGGCTGACAGTGTAGTACGCAACGCGAACAAAGAAAACATTCCTATTTTTGACCCTGATACCGATCTAGGTGATCAGTATTTGATGGAAAATCAATCTTTTGATGACTCAGATACGTTAAGCGGAGAAGAAATTGTCAGGATGATAGAAGAAGATCCCGATGCTTTTAATTCGTATGATCAAGATAGAACGGGTCCTCCTGAAGATTACATTGATCCTATTGACGCGATACGCGACAAGATGTTTGGCTTCGATGGTAGCGAGTCTGAAGGCGGCTTGGCGGATGCGCCTTTAGGTGGCATTGATTTATTAAACACTAATTATGTTAAACCAAAATATATTCCATTAAAGTATGGTGGGTCCCCAGGTATAGAGAGTATAATGAAGAAGACCACTATTATGGAGATGCCTGCTGACAGAAGTATGTTGGTGATGAACCGTATTATGAAACAGGGTGGTGTAACCGAAACCCGCGATCCACGTCTCATGGCCCAACTAGCACAGGTTCTTGGAAGAGATGGCTAAAGCTCAAATAAATTATGAAGATGACTTTACGGTTGAGGACGAGGATTCGTCTCCGATTGCTAGCCTAAAAGAACGTGATAGTCAAGGAGCTGGTATAACACCTTATGCGGCTATGGCTTTTGGAGCCAATATGTTACCTAGCGCAGGTATTTCAGATGTATTAGGTTATGGCCCCGATATGAATAAGGTGGGTGGTACGATGCCTTCTGTTATTGAAAACATAGAAAGCGGTAATTATTTAGATGCGGGGTTACAGACGTTAGGAGCCAGCGGCGATGTAATGTTAGCGGCTTCTCCGTTTTTCCCAGCTCTGATGGTACCAGCGGCAGTGGTTAAAGGTATTTCTACTGTTGGTAAATCTATGAGAGGTGCCAGTAAGGCCAGTAAGGTACCCGATGATTTAAATCTAGGTTCAGGTAGTTTGTTTAGTCCTGATACAAAACGAGGTCGTAAACTTTTGATTGTGTCTTGTAGTGCATCTAAGTGTCCAGATCCTGGAGATATGGAGGCCTTTGATCGTTATACAGGTGATATGTATAAGAGCATGAAGAAGATTGGGGTCCCTGAAGAGAATGTAGACTTGGCTATTATGTCCGCTAAGTATGGACTTATTAGAAGAGACACCCCAATACCAACCTACAATGTAAAGATGGATAAAGAGATAGCGGGTAACTTATTAAAAGACCCTGCTCAGGTGAATCGTATAAGGAATACTATTACGGGGTATGATGAGGTTGTTGTTGAAGGCTCAGATCTTTATAAAGGCGTAGTTAAAGAAGCTGCTGGCGATATACCTTTAAGAGATTTTAAAATAGATTTCAAAAAGGCTGTAGAATTAGGCGAAGTAAAACCTGATGGAGGATATGGTTCAGGTAGACAAAAACAATCTGTAGGAAATTTTTTGCGATCTAACACGCCTGTTGAGGTTTATCATTATACACAAGCGGATGTTCCTCCTAACATTTTTGATTTAAATAAGGCTAATCCCTATGATCCTATAAGTAATTTAGGTCTTCATGTCGGTACCACTTCAAAGGCTGCTAGAGATAGGTTTGTAGCTTTAAATACATCGTCTCCTGTTAGGAGCTTATATAAAAAAGGTATGCCTTTTGAAGAGGCTTTAGTAAAAGGAAGAGACTATCCACAAGCAGGACCTCCTATGAATCCTCTTTTAAAATCTATGGTGGGTAAAGAGACCAAAAGTTCTTATGGTTCAACCATGCCTTTAAAAGCAAATGTCAACAAACCTTTTTTAAATCCAAAAACAGGAGATCCTTTTTCTGAAACAGAGTTGTTTCGTTATTTAGAAGATAAGGCTGCTAAGACGGGAACAAACAACACAGAAGCTGCTATAAGTTTAAGAAAAGAATTGGCTAATCAGGACTACACCCATATTCCCTATGTAAACGATTTTGAAGACAAAAATACATTATCTTTGATAATGTTAATAGACAGACCAAAAGGCAGTGCATCGGTCCTGAAGGGCAAGTTTGGTAAGAACGATCTTACACAGAGAACCAATCCCGACATAATGAAAGAGGACGGCGGCGTGATATCTTTGAAAGACAAAGCGGTCAACATGAACCGCGGCCCACAGGGCATAGAGCCTTTTATAAAATATATGCAAAGAGGAGGCCAAGCTGGTGAACCCTCCGAGCAACCCACTGTTGAGGACCTACAAGAAAAAATAAATAAGTATGATAACCTGTTAGCGGCTTATGATGTAGCCGATCGTATCTCGCCTCAAACTCCTTTTTCTAAATACAGCAGTCCCGAAGATCCAAACTTTATTCCAAACAAAGAAGTTAACCCTGAAATTTATAAACAGTATCAAGGTTACAAAAGTGGAGTTGAGTTTGGTGATACGGAAACGGGGATGGATTTATTAGGAGCCACTAAGTTTAATCCGTTGCTTCAAGCGGGTCTTAGAGATATGAGAAGCCTTTCTGATTACGCTCAGGTTATTAAACAGCCAAGAAGCCGTTCTATAAATGACGCTCTTAATGTTGGTGGTATGTATAACCCTATAAGTAATAGTTTGATGGTAATGCCTAATGCTATGTCAGGAGAAACCTTGGCACACGAGCTTATGCACAAAGGAGCTGAATATTTATCTAGGGACAGTAAGGCTCTTCAAAGTTTGAGGAGAGGTGGTAAGACCGAGCACAGATATATTCAGGCGGTCGTAAATACATCTTTTATGAATAAGATGATGAATGAGCAGGCCTCTTATCTTAATAGAATTTTTTCTCAAGAAGGTCTTTCTGAGCAACGTAAAGCAAACATTAAAGCCGCAGTCTTCGCAGAAAACAAAAACACTCTACTAACCGAAGTAGGTAGAGTAATGGATATATATTACTCGCCTGAAAATAGAAGCACCTTATTTTCTGAATTAGAAAAACGATTGGATATAACTCCTAGCATGCTTGCGGACATACAACGCGGTGATCTACAGATTGACTTGGAGACTGTTAAAGAAATTTTTTCAATAGCTAATGAAGTTATGGCAAATGATTTTGCAGCTAGTCGATTTGGGGAAAATTTTAAAAAAGCTTTTGATAAAAGCGACAGACAAGAAGGTTTTTTTGATATGAGACTTTTGGAACAACCTCAAGAACAAGGTATGGAAGAAGCTCCACCTAGAGGCATGGCTCAAGGCGGTGTTATAGGTCTGAAGGACAGGGCTGTTAAAATGCATAGGAATGTTGTATAGTACCTAAAAGGAGAATTACATGGCAAGAGAACCGATAGGCAGCATGATGGACAACGTACCATCTCAATTAGACGAAGAGGACTTGGCTGCTGAAGTAGAAATAGAAATGCCTGACAGTCTTGACATGGGTCCTATCCCAGAGAATGTAGAAATTATGGAAGAAGATGATGGTAGTGTTATCGTTGATTTTGAGCCACAGGATCAACGAGGCACGACTGAAGATTTTTCTGCCAACTTAGCTGAAGAGATGCCTGATAATTTACTAGGTAGGATTGCCAGTGAGTTAACAGGTGAGTTTGATGAAAACAAGAGTGGTAGACAGGAGTGGGAAGATGCTTTCGCTAACGGTTTGGAGTTGTTGGGATTTAGTTACGAAGAACGATCACAGCCTTTTCGAGGCGCGAGCGGTGTCACGCACCCCTTGCTTGCCGAGTCCGCCACCCAGTTCCAAGCTCAAGCGTTTAATGAATTGTTGCCGCCCACTGGACCCGTGCGAACAACCGTGCTTGGATCGAGCACTCCTGAAAAAGAGGACCAAGCTCAACGTGTAAAGGAGTTTATGAACTACTACATCACTTGTGAGATGGAAGAGTATACGCCTGAGTTAGATCAGATGTTATTCTTTTTGCCGTTGGCGGGTAGTACGTTCAAGAAGGTTTATTATGATGACAACTTGTGCCGAGCGGTAAGTAAGTTTGTACCTGCAGAGAATTTGATTGTTCCCTACAACACGAGCGGATTAGAGACTTGTCCTAACATAACTCAAGTTTTAAAGATGAGCTTGAATGATTTGAGGAAAAGGCAGGTAGCTGGTTTTTACAGAGATATACCTGTTGTACCCGCTCAAGCTGAATCAGGAAGTTTAAGCGATGAGATAGAGAGAATTGATGGCATGTATCCATCACAGATTGATTATGACTGCACGTTACTGGAATGTCATGTAGATCTGGATTTAGAAGGATATGAAGAGCTTGGCGAAGATGATGAGCCTACAGGTATAAAGGTACCGTATGTTGTGACAATATCACAGGATAATGGCCAAATACTGTCGATTCGCAGGAATTACAGAGAAGATGATGAGAAGAAGGCTAAGATACAATATTTTGTACATTACAAGTTTCTCCCAGGCTTTGGTTTCTACGGATTAGGTTTGATACACACTATAGGTGGTTTATCCAGAACCGCGACTGCCGCATTAAGGCAGTTGATTGATGCTGGTACATTATCAAATCTTCCAGCAGGATTTAAAGCCCGCGGTCTACGGATCAGGGATGATGACGAGCCTTTACAGCCTGGGGAGTTTAGAGATGTAGATGCTCCAGGTGGTGATATAAAAGCCAGTTTAATGCCGTTGCCTTTCAAGGGCCCAGACCAGACGTTGATGAGCTTGTTAGGGTTTGTAGTTGATGCTGGACAGCGATTCGCTACCATAACGGATTTAAAAGTAGGCGATGGTAATCAGCAGGCAGCTGTGGGCACGACTATAGCAATGTTGGAACAGGGCTCACGGGTCATGTCAGCTGTGCATAAAAGATTACATTATGCGATGAAGCTGGAGTTCAAGCTGTTATCTAAAGTTATGTCTGAGTTTTTACCTGACGAGTATCCGTATAGTATCACGGGTGTTGACGGTAGTATTAGACGAGAAGACTTTGACGATAGGGTTGATGTATTACCTGTATCTAACCCAAATGTATTTAGTCAGGCACAGAGGATATCTTTGGCGCAGACCAAAATGCAGTTAGCCACGTCAGCTCCTGACATGCACAATATGTATGAAGTGTTTAGGGATATGTATGAGGCGTTGGGCGTAAGAGATATAGACAGGGTCTTGAAGAGAACACCAGAGCCAGAGGCGATACCAAAAGATCCAGCTCAGGAAAATATAGATGTTTTGGATCAGATAAAACTTACTGTTTTTGAAGGTCAGTCACATGAAGCTCACATAATGGCTCACATGGTTTTTGGATCTACACCTCTTGTAGCTCAATCTCCTCCTATGGCTATTGCCTTACAAAAGCACATAATGGAGCACGTTAAGATAGGAGCTCGTGAGAGAGCTGCCGTTGACTTGATCCAAGCGGGTGGTGGTCAGGCTATTTCTGAAGAGCAGATGATTGATATGGAAGCCAAGACTGCTCAGTATGTTGCGGAAGGCATGTCGCAGTTGAAAGCCCTAAGCGGACAACTAAGCGGTCAGGGACCTGATCCTCTTGTACAGTTAAAAGAACAGGAGCTACAGTTGAAAGCGCAGGCTGAACAGAATGATTCTCAAGTAGACAGGGCTAAACTAGGACTTGAAGAGAAGAAGGTTGAGCAGAGAGGCGATCAGTTTGATAAGAGAATAGAAAGCACTCAGAAGATAGCACAGGCTAGAATTGATTCGTCTATGCAACGTGAGCTAATGAAACAACAGAACAACCAAGGAGGTCAAGGTGGCTAAAGATAAACAATCAGAAGCAGAATTAAGAAAAGAGTTCTTTGATGGTCCTGCGTCA